GGCAGAATCCCGTTCGTTTTACTTGCCAGTTGACCCAAACCCGCCGTCGCCACGCGCGTCCGGTGCGGGCGGGAGATCCTCGAGACGGTCGACAAACTGAATGATCTTCCAGGGCAGGAAGTTGTACTGGCACACCTGAAACAGACGACGTCCGTGCTCAATCTCGTACGTGTCCATGTCGTCCAAACAGTCCACGCGCGCAATCAGTTCGCCCCGGTACCCGAGGTCCGCAAGACCAATCTGGTTGGACATGCGAAGCGGCGTGAGACTGGTCGACGACCGCACAATGAGAAGATACGGCACACAGTCACCGTCCTCGTCGAGTGCCGCACAGTGGACACCCGTGCGAACCTCTGCGGCAAGGTTGCTGTCCGTGAAATCCAGCGTGGTCTTCGGGCACAGCAGGTCAAACCCCGAGTCGGTCCAGCGACGGTTGAGGACGTGCGCCTTCATCGCTTCCCGCAGGTTGAGGTCCGGAACAAAAAGATAGAGACTCATTTCTTGATTAGAGCGGGTTGTTTGTAAACAGGTCACCACATGGTCTCCATCTCCTGCGTGCTCCAGAACTCGGACGTCCCGTTGGGGAGACGACGGTGGACTAGGAACGGGATCTTGCGCTGCTCCACCTCACGCTTTGCGACATTGAGAAGGAACTGAGGGTCGGACGTCTTGAGTCCGTCGAGAGACACCAGCGGTTTCGCACCGTCTGCGAGTTGCTGAGCACGCGTTGCGACACAGACCGTATACTCATACTTGGTGTAGTACTCGCGAGTGATGCGCGGTTGCTGGACCGCAGCGATTACCTCCTTCCGGAAAATCGGGTTGACTTCAGGGTGATCGTCCATTGTATAGTCTCCGGTTGTTTTACAAGAAAAACTTCCGTTTTAACTAAATGCCGCGTGTTCCCGATGCCTCCATGATGACGCAATTCCACCGTGCTCGTGCTACCGTTACAACCGACCCTGAGAAAAAGTCAAGCACGTTTGTTGCTCCTCTCAAGGGCGGATACCTTACGTCTGTTCTCCAGGCGTCGGAGGTTCGTCGCTACCGCGTCAACTCGGTTCTTGCGATTCCCGCGTGGAAGTCGCCCGATTTCAAGGGGCGTATTTTCCTGAAGTAGAAACAATGCCAAACCTCTCAGCGTCTGAATACACAACGTTTCTCAAGTTCAAGGCGGCGGGTGCCTCCCCCATCAAACCCGCGATCCAGACGCGCGACAACGTGTCGGTGTCCCAGAGCGTCATCAGTGCGAACGTCCAGACCAGTCAGGCCGCACTCGGTATACTCGGTCGCGTGCGCGCCGTTCAACCCGAGCGCACCAACAACCCCAAGGCGCTGTCCACCATCGCGCATTCCACGGGGTCTGTCCTGTCGCAACCCGGTGGTCTGCCGGCGAAAAATCGGGTAGGCACCTACACCCGTCTCCCCCAGATTGTTTAAGACCCTCCGCGCGCAAACTGCTTCCAGGTCGTGTCGCAGACCGCACACTGATAGAACCAGGCAACATTGGTGGAATCCAACTTGATTCCGACAATGTTTGACTCCTTGCCTTTTGTGGCGCACTCCTTGTTGGGGCACACCATGGTTGTGAACCGTGGAAGTGTAGGGTCGTACTTCAGGTAGGGATTGATGGAGTGCTGAACCGACGTGTCGCGCTGGAGGTCGTGCTCATACACAACCGCGTTTTCCTTGTCGACGCGCTCCTCATACGTACAACTGCGGCATTTTAGGAATGCCACACCCTCGCGCTCCTCAATGTCGTACAGCATGTTTCTGCAATCAGGACAGAACTTCATTGTGTGCTTATCTGTTTGCGTGGAACATTTTGGTTCGTTTTGTACCTGTGGCTGCGCGTTCAAAACGGATGTATTGGCCGAAAGTTATCGAGGCTCTATCACACAGGATGCCGACTAGACTCGATAACTTCCTGAATGGACGCTCGGACGGCAAGACCGACCGGGAGCGCAAGGGACGTAAGGTCACGGAGAAGGACCTCCCTTTCACGCACTGGTCCTTTGAAAACAAGCAGAAGTGGTTCGTTAGCGAGGAGGACGAGGATGAGTTCCTTACGTTGTACTGCACAGACATCCGCAACTGCGTCCCTCAGTATCTCACGGAGCGTTCCACTGCGATCGGTCAGTTGCGCGTCGACATGGACTTCAAGTATGAGGGCCGCGTGGAAGAGCACAAGCACACCAAGGAGCAGGTTGTTAAGTTTCTGAAGGCGTACATGGACGAGATGAAGAAGTACCTCCAGGTGCCCGACTCTGTGGCCATCTACATTCTGGAGAAGGATTACCCGACGTACGACCCGATCAAGAAGATCTCGAGTTCGGGTGTTCACATTCAGGTGCCCGGGGTCAAGACGCGTGCCTCGGTTGAGCAGAGTGTCCGCCGCACACTTCTCCGCCGCATGGACGATATCTTCCCGGACCTCGGTTGTACCAAGCAATGGGACGATGTGTATGACAAGTCGCCCCTGACACACAGCGGCAACTGGCCGATGCTGGGGTCCAAGAAGGTTGCGGAGGGGTCTCTTCCGTATGCCATCCGTTATGTCATGAATTGGGATTCGGCAACGGGCGAGATTCAGGAGGACGAGGAGACACCGATTGCTTTCAGTCTGGATCTGGTCAAGAAACTGTCGGTCCGGTCGCCCGCGTCGGACGAGACGCCGCTCACCGAGTTTGGCGAGGTGAACAGTCGCCCCGCAGTGGAACCCGTTGTAGGGTCGGGTGGCGGTGGTCGCGGGCGTTCAATGACGCGGGGCGATGCTCCCAACTCTCGCGGGTCGTCTCCGGGTCGCAACTACATTGCGCCGCTGACCGACACGCAGGAAGCATACATTCTCGCACATACCAAGAACCTTGCGGCGTTCCGGTACACCAGTTATGCGGACTGGATCCCGGTGGGTCAGTGCCTGAAGAACATCCACCCCGAACTCGAGGAGGTCTGGTTGACGTTCAGCGCACAGTTCCCCGAGTGGGACTCGAAGAAGGAGAACGAGGCGCGTGCAAAGTGGAACTCGTTTGGGTTCCGTGTGGACGGCGAGCGCCTGGGCATCGGGTCCCTGCGCCACTGGTCCAAGACGGACAACTTTGACGGGTTTATGAAGATTGAGTCGAGCAACGTGGACACGCTGGTGGACGAGGCCGCAAAGTCCGCGACCGAGTACGATGTCGCACAGGTCATCTTCGCAAAGTACCGCGACGAGTTCAAGTGCGCAAATTTCAAGACCAACGACTGGTACCACTATGTCGGTCATATCTGGCGGGACACGGACAATGGTGTGGAACTCCAGCGCCGCCTGTCTCTGGACATTGTCAAGTTGTTCCGCGACAAGGAGCAGATTGAACTCACCAACATTGCGAACGTGGGCGAGTGCGCGCACAAGGACATTGACCCCAGTTGCGACTCGTGTATGGCGGAGAAGCGCAAGAAGGAGTTCTCTGCGATCCGTCTCAAGCTCAAGACGACCCGCTTCAAGGACAGCGTCATGCGCGAGTGCCGTGTCCTGTTCTTCGACCGCGAGTTTGCCGCAAAGTTGGACGACAACAAGCATCTGATCGCGTTCAACAACGGTGTGTTTGACACGCTGACCCAGACGTTCCGCGACGGTCGGTCGGAGGACTACATCAGTTTCTGCACCAAGATTGATTATGCCCTAGACACAAAGTATTACGAGTTCCCGTGCTGGAAGGAACTCGAAAAGTTCTTGACCAGCATCCTGCCCAACCGCAATGTGCGCGAGTACTTCCTGAATCACCTGTCCACGTGCCTGTCGGGTGTCTTCAACCAGCGCTTCCACATTCTCACGGGCAGCGGGTCGAACGGCAAGTCCATGCTGATGAACCTTGCGGCAACGTGCTTTGGCGACTACTGCTACAAGGCAAACATTGCGATGTTCACCCAGAAGCGTGGCAAGGCAGGCGCTGCGTCTCCCGAACTGGTGCGCATGAAGGGCAAGCGGTTTGTGATGATGTCCGAGCCGGACGAGGGTGAGGCACTGTCCAGCGGGTTCATGAAGGAGATCACGTCGTCCGAGAAGATTTCGGGTCGTGACCTGTACGCGGGCAGCAAGCAGATGGTGGAGTTTGATGTCCAGGCAAAGTGCCACCTGGCGTGTAACGACAAGCCGAAGGTCAACACGAACGACGGCGGTACGTGGCGTCGTCTCAAGGTCATCGACTTCCCGAGCAAGTTTGTGCACGAACCCAAGGCACCGAACGAACTGCCGATGGACGAGAGCATCATGCACAAGGTTCTCTCGCAGGAATGGGCAGAGTGCTTCATGTCGTACCTGGTTCACCTGTACACGGTCGGCAAGGGTCTCCACAAACTCAACCCGCCGAACGAGGTGGAGGCGTACACGAGCGAGTACAAGGAGGACTCGGACTCCATTGCCAAGTTCATGTCGGAGATGTTCCACCCGCTCGACGGTCCGCCGGGCGAGTATCCCGAGACCGTGTCGTGGACAACTATCATGGCAACGTTCCAGGAATGGAAGCGTGGCAATGAGGTTAGTAAGGGAGGTGTTCCGGACCTCAAGAAGCGTATCGAGTCAACCTATGGAAAACTGCCTAAGAACGGGTGGACCGCTTTCCGGTTTGGCGCCGCTTAGACGTCTTGCGACGAGCACGACCGCCGTACGACGGAGGAGACTGCTCGTACGTTGACGGGGGGGCAGAACCGTCCGCAGACTCGCCCTTGATCCACTGCATCCAGGTCCGCTTCGGGGTCTCGGGTGTCGCGACAGCGTCCGTGGACGAGGTGAACGGCCAAAAACCGCCCTTCCGCTGACGACGAGTAGAGTGTTTACGCGCCATATTTGTGTTTACCGTATTACTTTTTTACGCGGTGCGGGAAGCGCCGATGCGGGAGAGGAAGTACGTGCGGAGGACACCGATCGTGAAGACGACCAGCACAAAGGAGATGAGGAGCTGGACAAGCGCCGTGAGCACCTCACCGACCTTGAGCGTGACGCCCGCAACCGTCACCTGGAACTCCGTGACACCCTTGCCGGCAGACGCGGCGGGCGCGAGCAGCGGCGTGATGATACCGTCGGACAGCGCCGTGAAGAACTTCGCGACGACAGAGCCAAGGTAGAACGCAGCGGTCAGTATGATGATATCCTTCTGGTCGAGCATTTGTTTGTAATCACCACCCGATATTTTTTGAGCGCGGGCGACAATAGTTTATGAGGGATAATTAAATGGACACCCGCTTCTGGGGGCCGAGCGCGTGGCAATTGTTCCACCTCATCGCGTTCAAGTCGGAGCACCCAGACGACGTGCTGAACGACATGAAAGACGTCCTGCCTTGTAAGTTCTGTCGGGCGTCCACGACAGAGTTTGTGAAAAAACACCCCCTGCGCGGAGACCCTGGCAAGTGGTTGTACGACATTCACAACATGGTCAACGACAAACTCCGGACACAGTGCGCAGACGACCCTACCGTAGTGGACCCGGGGGAAGACCCGACCTTCGAAGAGGTCAAGGCGCGGTATTCCAAGATGAAACCCACAGAGGTCCCGGGACGCGATTTCCTCTTTTCCATCGCCGCAAACTATCCTACCGTTCCCGAGCCGCACGACATGTCCGTCCAACGTCAGTTTCTACACCACCTTTCGAAAGCATATCCGTTCGCGTCTCTTCGCAAGGTCTTCCAGAAGCAACCCGAACCCGCGCTGGAGTCTCGTTCGTCGTACATGCACTGGATGTACGCCCTGCTGAAGGACCTGTCTGAAGAAATCGGTGCCTCCATTCGCACATACCGGGGATTTGCTCACCACGTTGCGTATTACAAGAGCGGGTGCGCAAAGAAGACCTACCATGGAAAAACGTGTCGACGCACAAAGAGTGGCGGCAGCACGAAAAACCGTGACCATAGGAAAACATATCGGGAATCTCATAGGACACTCTTATGATCGAGGGAGTGGTGCTATGCGCATCACTTTTTGGGGTTGTTATTCTGGGGTGCCTGTGGTGGCGCTTTTGTTATCGACTCGACGAACCGGATGTGGCGGGATGAATGAGGACCCGCGCGCTTCTCTTCGGGGCGCTTCTTTTGCTCACGGCGTGTTTTCGGGCCGTCCATTTGTCTTATATTATCAATCTAATGCGGAAGAGAATCCGTTTTAGTGCTTGCGACCGCCCTTGCGCGTCCCCTTGCGCGTCTTGCGACCGCCCACCTTGCTGGACGAGTAGTCCGCGGGGGAGAGCGCACCGCCCTTCGCCGTGTACGACTCCTTCGCCTTCCGGAGGATCGCCTTGAAGGACTTGCCCTTGTGCGCCTTCATCGTCTTCTTCACGTGGGCGAGCCACTTGTTACGCTTACCGCCAACGGGTGCAGCAGAATCGGCCATTTTTATTTAACGCACGAGAAAGAATCCGCCAGGACCTTGGAGGTAGAAATTCCACTGGCATCCAAAAGCGAGAGGTTGATTCGGATTCGCGTTTATCGTTTTTAATTCAGGGTCCTGCGCAACCAACGCAATGCTGTCCTTGGTGAACCGCATGAGTTCCTCAGGGTCGCGGGGATGGAGCGCCTGCTGGTACGTCAGTCGCCGGACGTCCGAGTCCGACCACGACATGTTGAGCACGGAATCCAGTGCCGACCCCCGCGCGCCAACAATCACAACCTTGTCAGCAAGTGCGTCAATCGGCGTGGTTGCGGACACAGGACCCGAAATCATGCGGCGACGAACCGTGGTGCGAAGGTGCTCCACGACACGCTCCGCAACAATGTTCTTGTCCGAGTGCATGACGATGGAGAGAATCAGCGGGTCCTTGGACGGGAATGCGTCGTTCGCAATGTCCACACACACCGACTCGAAACTGACATTGTCGGGCGCAAAGTCGTACCCCGAGTTCATGGGACGCGTCGCAACCACCGGTTTGTCCTGCTCGTCGGAATACACGTGGACCTCCAGAGCACGGATGCCCCGCTTCAGCGCAGACGGTATGTCCTCGTACACAGACCCCGCAGCACCGTAGTCGCAAAGGCGTTTGCGGGGACCCACCAGAACCGGCGACCCTTTCACCTCCTGGTACACAAGATAGACCAGCACTGCTGCGAGCACGACCGCAATCATTACTTAGTTCGTCGATTCTATTTTGGGAACACGGAACAAGAGTTGACGGAACGAGTTGACCACGTCGTCGGGCACGCGCGTCCCCATCGGCAGTTCTGTCAGGCACGCATAGTGAAAGTACAGGCAGTACATTCCGCACTCGGAATCCTTGTACTGGTGACGGGTCTTGTTGTAGGTCAGTTTCATGCCCTGCTTGTGGAGACCGGTCGCGTCCCACTGTTTCTTCCACCGCTTCATCAGTGTTTTGACTTCGGGTTCGGGAGACATTGCGTACGAATCGAAATAGGTAACCCGCGGGAATTCAAGTTCAGGGCGAATGTCGCAAAACAGCGCAACCCAGTGCTGCCCCGGTCCGTCGTGCGGGTCCGTGTTGATGACAATGCCGATGCGGTGCTTGCCCTTCTTGTGGAGTTCTTCCAGTTTCATTGAGCAAAGAGCAGACACCAGGCACGTGCGCGTCTCGTCTTGGAGGTCAAAGTCAATCGGCACAGACCCGACATAAAAGTAGTTTTCGAACATCTTCATGTAGTTCTTCTCGATCGCGTCAATGTCATCAGAGGACAACCATTCATAACGGTTCAGTGCCCATTCCTTGGGTGCCTTGGGCCGCCGCATCATGCTCGCGACGATACACTCGGCACGCCCAGTCTTACATTTCGCAGCAAGACGGTGCTGAAGCGTCCTCCACGTGCGCTCGGCATTTCCCTTGGGAATCGGAGGTTCGTCCTTATGCTCTTTGTTGTACACGTCGCGGAGGTTTTCAATCTCCTCCTCGTCAAGCCACGACATCCCTTGTAAAATATGAACACTTTATACAATGGCGACGTATCCGGAGACGGCGGTGCTCTCCGTGTTCACCCATGGAGCAGTGACCGTTAACGAGTCCAAAAAGTTTGACGTGTTTCAGATCCCCCACGGGATGAATGTCATCAAGGTTAGCGCTGTTGCGATCGGGACGTGCAATCTTTTGACCTCGAAAGACGGGATGGCCATGAACGATGAACTCATGAAAAACTTCAGCGACCCGAACATGTCGTTTGCGGATGCGCAGGCTCAAGTCGAAAAGGTGACTCCGTACGTTCGGGGCATTGTGTCGACCGTAGCACTTGGTCGCGCGAGAAAACTGCTTACGGAGACTCCCAACGACGAAGATGTCAAGGAATATATTCGGCACCCCGACCTCGGGTTCAGCAGGATTGTATATACGGAAGGTCAACCTATAATTGATAAGATATATGCTCGCAAGATTGAAGACACACATGGGAAGTGGAAGTATAGATATGACTATCGAATCAATGTGTTAAACATGCCCGACATCCCAGACGTGTTTGCGCAGATTGTGGGGGAGGAAGCACCGGACACCACGACGGACTTACGCATGAGCACCATGCTCCAGTGGTTGGAGGCGCGTGGCGTGAAAAATGTCGTCCTGTTTGACTTTTCGTGTGCCCTGGTATCCAACGTGACTCCCCGAGACGTCCGCGGACTTCGTCGGACTGCCACAAACAACAAGTTAAACGGCGGTCGTTGGAAAACGAAAACTTCTTCCCGAAAGAGAAGACATCACAATGGACGCCATCAAACCCGTTCTCGCAAAGTACCTAGACATCAACAAGCGTCTAAGTGACGCGAATGCCCGCGCGAGTCTCCTGCGCGACGAGCGCCGGTCGGTTGAACTCGACCTGACTGCTGCCTACGCGAACCCAGCAGCGCCTCTGCCGGACAAGATTGAACTGAACCAGTCCAAAATGGTGTTCTCTGTCAAGAAACCGGGCGAGTGGAAGAAGGGATGGACGCTCTCCAAGAAGCAACTCCAGGAGTATCTGCTAGAAATCCTGCCCGAGCACGGAGAGGATGTCTTTCGCGAAATTGCGCGTCGGCACGAACCGAAGCTCACGGCGACGGATTGGTCGTTTGATCTAAAGTCGTTGGAGTAAGTTCATTTTAAAGGCATACAGTTGGAAGTAGGGGTGGGTGCTTTTAGTGCTTCCTGCATTTCGCAGAGCATCTTTTGCATGTCTTGAATGACTTTTTGCGCCTCGTGAATACTCTTGCCTGGCAAGAACCCGTGCTGGATCCTTGTGAGATGGGACGAAACCTCGCGATTTGTCTGCAGCGCTCGCAATGCCAGAGTGTGCAGATGATTCTTGACCATGAACGTGAATATGATGTTGTTACGAGAGTATTTTCTCTCAAAACGAAAACTTCCCTGCCAGGCAGACACACCTCACCAGACAAATATGGATTCATCAAAGGCATACAAGCAGATCTCTACGGGGAAGTACCTCGGACGATTCATCGTCGCGTGGGAATATCATCCCGAGGGCATGGGTCGCGGGAGAGACGGCAGCACGTACTACTTCATGCCCGACGGTTCGACCAAGTGGCAGGCGCGCACCGGCATCATGATCATGGTACCCGGGAACTGCGACCTGTCAACCCGCATTCCAATCCCGGACGACATTGCGGAAACGAATTTTGATGAGGCATGTTCGTAGATTCCAATGGACGTATACTGCCCCTACAATCCCGCCAACCGTTTCTTTACCGAGCGCGACATTGCTCGGATTCTACACAAGCACGGACTGCCTCATTACAGAGTGAGCAACCCGCGCGTGTTTCAGACCGCCATGGTTCACACCACATATGTCCGGAGACAGGACTACACGACGCCCGACGGTCGCCCTGCGCAACTTGCTCCGTGTCCGCCAGGAGTCATGCCGCTCCAACCCGATTCGTATGAATGTCTCGAGTTTGAAGGAGACAGTGTGCTCGGCGTGTGTGTTGCTACGTACCTGCGCAAAAAGTACCCCGAGCGCAAGCAGGGGTTCCTGACCGACGCTCGTAAGGAGTTGGTCAACAATGAACGAATTGGCGAACTGTCCAAGCAGATTGGGTTGGACCGCTTCTACGTCATCAGTCGTCACAACGAGGAGTCATCCGCCATCAACGGGCGGGGCAACACCAAGAAACTCGGAGACATCTTCGAGGCATTTCTTGGGGCGCTTTGGGCAGACTGCGGAAATCGGTTTCATGTGGTGTACGCTTTCGTAATCTCCGTGATGGAATGTTATCTGAACGTGGAAGAGGCGGTCATGTCCGCAACCAATTTCAAGGACCTGTTCCAGAAGCACTGCCAGCGCACGATGGGTTGCACGCCAACCTACGTGATGCTGTCCAACGACACGAAAAAGGGCGAGATTCGGGTTGCCGTGTGCGACGCGGCCGGCACTCATCTTGGGTATGGCGTCGGCACCACCCGGAAGAAGGCAGAGCAGATGGCGTGCTCTAACGCACTCGCCGCTTCTGGGTCTGCAGTCGAGGAGTCCGACCACACTTGAACTTTTTTATCGTGCGCCCCCGCCGATGGAGCATGCTTTTGACACAGATTGGAATCGCTGCTTGTTCGCTCTTTTTGTTCGCAATAACTGCCTTGACGCACCGACAGAATTTGGCGCTTTGTGATTTGCGGGGCATTGTTCGTTTGCGAAGAATATATCTTCCCATCTTATTAAACACAAATGGGCGGTGGTCTTCTTCAACTCGTCGCTTATGGCGCACAGGATGCCTACCTGACGGGCAACCCGCATATCACGTTCTGGAAGATCCTCTACAAGCGCCACACCAACTTCGCGGTGGAGGCCTTCCGCGTGAACTTCACGGGCGCGCCGACGTACGGTCAGCGCCTCGTGGCGGTGGTCAACCGCAACGCCGACCTTGTCTGGAAGACGTATGTGGAGGTGTCTCTTCCCGAGACTCGCGCCATCAAGACGGGTCTTGCCAATAACGTGCTCTGGACGGGTGCCCAGCAGCAGCGTCTGGGTTACCAACTCCTTCGTCAGATTGAGGTGGAGATTGGTGGTCAGGTCATCGACCGTCACTACGGCGAGTGGCTCTACCTGTGGGAGACGCTGACGGCGGACATTGATACGGCCACCAAACTGGACGCCATGGTCAACAACGGCACCCAGGGCGCCACGACCTCGGTCACGGACTGCGTGGACCGCCCGAAGACTCTTTACATCCCGCTCCAGTTCTGGTTCTGCCGCAACCCGGGTCTTGCGCTGCCACTGATCGCCCTCCAGTACCACGAGGTGCGCTTCAACATCACGCTGGCCGACCCCACCGACCTTGTCTCCAAGGGCGATTGGCAGACTCTGGCGCAGGCCGCTGGCGCACTGCCTCCCCTCAAGGATATGGCGCTGTACATCGACTACGTCTACCTGGACGTGGACGAGCGCCGCCGGTTCGCGCAGGAGTCCCACGAGTACCTCATCGACCAGCTTCAGTACACGGGCCAGCAGCAGATCACGACCTCGTCCGCGCGTCTTGACCTCACGCTCAACCACCCGGTGAAGGAGCTTGTGTGGGTGTTCCAGGACGAGCGCAAGGCGGATTGCTCGGTTGCGGGCACAACCACGGGTTACACGCAGCCGTTCGACTACGACGACATTGTCGATCGGTGCCGCCTCCAGATCAACGGTCAGGATCGCTTCGACGAGCGGTTCGGCGACTACTTCTGGAAGGTTCAACCCTACCAGCACCACACTGCGGGCGGCACTGCGGCGTGGACTCGCAGCATACTGACGGATGTCTCCCCTCCCCGTCAGGCGAACCCGATCAACGTGTACTCGTTTGCGATCCAGCCCGAGGAGCACCAGCCCAGCGGCACGTGCAACTTCTCGCGCATCGACAACGCGACGCTGGTGTTCGACAGCATCACTACAAATGGCAACGGTTCGTACCCGTCCAAGTCCTTCCCGTACAACTTCCGCATCTATGCCGTGAACTACAATGTGTTCCGCATCATGAGCGGTATGGGCGGTCTTGCGTACTCCAACTAAAAATGAGGTGTCCTAACAATGGACATTCCCCGCGTGTACTGGTATGTGTTGTTGATTGTCATGCTCGAGACACTCGCAATGTCTTGTTTTAAGCGGAGCATCGACAGCAATGCGTTCTTTGCTGTCGGCGTTCTGTTTTATGCTGCGGTCGGGTATCTCCTCCGTGCGACGTTCAACAGCACCGGAATGGCAATGACGAACGCGCTTTGGTCGGGTCTCTCGGTTGCGGCCACCACTGTCGTAGGCACGCTGCTCTTCAAGGAGATTCTCCACATGCACGACCTGTTCGCAATGGCGCTCATTGTGTCGGGCGTCATGATTCTCAAGGTCACAAAGTAACCTTGGTGTTCGCACTGCACTTTCCAATACCCAGTGTCTGCTGCATCATAATCGGAGCAGGTTTCCCGCTGCCCGGACATTTCACATGATCAAACCCCAATATGTGTCCCATCTCATGCGAGACCATATATTGACGGTAGTCTTTGAGTTCAAGTTTGCTGGGAGCAGCACCCGATGTCCAACGCATAAAGTTCAGGTGAAGGTGTTTGCCGTTCATCTCCGCACACGAGAGTCCGGGATCCATGCACCCATTCTTTGCCAGCGTTTCTGGCGACGACAAATGGATTACGACTTTCGGGTTTTTGTCGCTGTATACGAATTCATATCCGTGAGCAATCCACCCGTCGGGGTCTGCGAGATATGCCGCGACTTCCCGCTTCAGGTTTGCGAGTGAATAGTCCACGTCGGGATCGACGACGACCGTGTACGACAGGGTCTTCATTGTGTATAAAAACGGAAACAATCCGCCCAGGTTCGTTGGAGTCATCCAAGAATGAACCGTTGCTGTGCCCTTCCAAAGACAATCCGAAGCCTGTGCGAGATGGGGTGTATCTACCGTGACGTGACGCTGAAGCATCTGGCGTGTCCTGTCAGCAACAAGAGTGCGTGTGCCGCACCTTGCCCCGAACCCTGCCCGTGCACACCAAAAAACGAACGTTTCGAGATCGTAGCAATCAAGGTAACCAAGAATGAAGTGCTCATTCTGCAAGAAGAGAACGCACCTCGAATTCACATGCGACTGTAAGCACGTCTTCTGCGTAACGTGTAGAACTCCTGAAGTTCATAAGTGCACAAACGTTGTAAAGGAAAAAGTTATCCTAGTAAAGGTCGTCGCAGAGAAACTTACGAAACTGGACTAGACAGGTTGTCCATCAGAGTGTCCATGATTTTTTCCATGGTGCGTTGCGAAACATTTACATTCGCAAGAACAGAAACCGTTGGGGTGTCGTTGGGTTCATCGATAATTTCAATAACCAACTTTCCAATCGACAGCGAATTGGGTCTGCTCTTCAGAAGAACAATGTAACGTCTCGGGTTCAGAGGATCCACTCCAATTCGATCCCGAACGGAATCCTCCATACCAAGATCCTCGAGTGTGTCGGTGACTGCATTGTGAACGCTGCGCATTTTGACTGTCTCTCCTCTTCTCGGCAAAATTAGATTCGTTTTCCTATACAAATGAACATTCTTCTCGAGGCACTGCTTGTGGGTCTTGCGCTGCTTCCGACATTCTGGGTCAGTGAAAAAGTCGCCGGTGCGTACGGCAAGTGGGTTGTTGTTTTTGTTTCAGGCGCACTGTTTCATCTTGTTGCTGAGTTTACCGGTGTGAATCACGCGTACGTCATGACCAAGATGTGACGACGACGCTGCCAGACGCACACTCGTAGCAGCAGAAGAACCCATCACGATAGTCGCCCTCGTGACTCACATGAATGTCGTCCCCGCAACACTCGCAAGGCACCCAGTCCGCGTCGTCCGCAGATGCATAAAGCATCTGGTCCGCGTCGTCGAGACAGTCATAACAGATCCAGT